GTTATTGACTTTAAGACTGCATCCAGACCAAAATCCAGAGATTCCATCATGGATTATTTCTGGCAAACAACTGCTTACAGTCTCATGTATGAAGAACTAATTGGAACTCCTATAAATAACCTAATCATTATCATGGCCGTGAAAGATTCTGAACCATTGATTTTTAAAGAAAAGACAAGCGACCATATTGACGGTTTAGTTGAAGCAATTCACTATTACCAGAAAACGCTTGCCAAAAATTAAACTTTCTGATAGGATTACGAACATGAAAAAACTTATTACTTTGCTTTTATTGGCAACTTTAGCAACTGCGGCTTCTGCTGATTACTGTTGCTATCGTCCTCATCACCATTGGGGTGGTCCTGGTGTCGGTTGGGTTCCGTTGGCCGCAGGTGTTGTTATTGGTGCAGAACTTGCATCACAACCTAGACCTATCATGGTTGAACAAGCACCGGTCTACATCCAACAACCGCCAGTCTACATTCAGCCACAACCTACGGTTCAATTGCCACCACCAGGTTATCATTGGGCTGAAATGTTTGACCAACAAACTAACACTAAACGAATTGTATTGGTACCAAATCAATGAAAATCAAAAAATTAATCCAAAAACTAAATCGTGCAGAATTTGAACATAACTTAGAAAAAGCCAAGAAATTTTGGATGAAGTTATTGAAGAAGTCTGTCAAAGGTAAGCACACCGAATCGGTGCGCTAATAATGATAGTAAACTTGGTATAAGAAAAGTATTCTGGACGGCGGGGCAGTACCGCCCTCGTCCACCATAAAAATTCAGGCCAGCGCCGTGCGGTAATGAAGATGACTAAGGTATCACGGACATCCACATAATCCAAGCCTGAATTTTTATGATGGGCGAGAAATAGTTTCGACAGGGTAACAAGTATTATATTAGGCTATCCGTCAGAGTTGACGTAAACACTAAATCAAAAATAAATGCAAACGAAAGCGTTTACCGCCTAGCCGCTTGAGGTTAAGCTGAGGTTTCGCCAACTGTCCTTATTACCCAATCAGTTGGCATTTTTTAACTTAAAGGAGTTTTTAATGAAGAAGTTAGTTCTATTGGCCACTTTGATGGCTGCATTTGGAGTTGCATCAGCCGTTGAAGTTGGTGTTAATGGTTCTATCGACAATTACAGCAAGAAAGACCGTGATGGTTTTGGTTTGACTGTAGGTGAACATTTTGGTAAAGTAAGCGTTACTGCTGAAGCCGACCGTGAAATCAAACGTAACCTAGACAAATTCAGCGTTATCGGTGGTTATGATGTTTTCAAGTTGGGTAATGCCGCATTGACCGCTAAGGCTGGTGTTGGTTACCTTGACAAGAAAGGTATCAAGAGCGATGAGCGTTATGTTGCTGAAGTTGGTGCTGGCGTTACCGTTCCAGTTACCAAGGCACTTGCTTTGACTGTTGATTATCGTTATCAAGATGGTGACCACAAAGTTAAATCTTTTGATGGTAACACCGTTGCTGTAGGCGCAAAGTTCTCTTTCTAAGAGTCCAATAAGTTTCGGTGGGTTCTTACAAAACCCACCCATTTAACTGGAGAATTACATGCAAAGTAGAATTATACTTGTAGCAGTATTCTTTTCAGCAATCATACTGATGTTATCCTGTATCAACATTGATACTTATAATTTACCGTTCAAGACCACTTACAATGCACTATCTGACGAAACTAAAGTTCAGGTAAATTGTTTGGCACAAAATATCTATCACGAAGCGGCACATGAGCCATTAGATGGTCAAAAGGCCGTTGCTTTCGTTACAATTAACCGTGTACAATCCGGTTATGGTGAAGATATTTGTTCCGTGGTGAAACAGAAAACGAACGGAACATGTCAGTTCTCTTGGTATTGCGAAAAGAAAGATGGTAAGGGCTTGCCAATCACCGACAAAAGGTTGTATAATGAAATCTTGGATCTCGCAACAAACTTAGTGGTTAACTATGAAAGGCAAAAAGATGTTACAGAAGGTGCGACATACTATCATGCGGATTACGTCCACCCTGGTTGGCATCATTTGGAAAAGGTCAAACAAATTGGACAACACATCTTCTACCGATCCAACAAAGACTCAATTGACAGAAACAAGGAAATCATTTAATATGGAAAACCAAAATTCAAATTTGAAAGTTGTTATCACATTATTGGCATGTATCACTATTGTTGCCGTATCAATAATCATTAGTTCTTATTTGTCAAACATTAATGACCGTAACAACATGTCAAAAAACATGGACTCAGCCATTCAAAGAGGTATTGATCCTATTTCTGTTAAGTGTGCATATGCAACACAGACAGATAACCTTTGCATGGTCTATGCATTGAAGGCCAAATAATGCCAAGTAAAGACGAAATCCGTGACTTCTCACTAAAGATTGAGGAAATTGCAGAACAGTATGACATTCATTGCATGGATGCTATTGTTCAACATTGCGAAGAAACAGGTATTGAGATTGAGGTGGCTGCCACCTTAATTTCATCTCACCTCAAAGCACGAATCCGTGAAGAAGCACAATCAGTTAATCTAATCAAAAAAGCATCTAAACTTCCGCTATGAATGAAGGTACAGGTTTTGCATCTTTTGCACTTTATAATGCACTGAAAACACACTTCACCTCAAAATCCTATGATTTTTTTCGCTATAATGGCAAGACCAATGTATCTAAAGAAACATTTCTCAAACGTAAAGACAAATACAGTTTCTACAAACTTTCACGGAAGTTTTCTTTGGAAGAATTGCGGAACTTTTACCTTGCAAATTTTGTATATGGTGATGCGTCTTGGGTTGGTGAAATGACTGGACCTGAAGGTGAAGTGGCATACAAAAAGTGGCAGAAGATTAACCAGAGCTTGACATATGTCTTTGAAAATGATATACTTGGTCTTGTAGGAAATGATGCACCAGAACAAATGTTGATTGTCAATGATGGTCAACATCCTATCTTACTCCGTGAGGTAATGTCTGGTACAATTTCAGTAGAAACTTTGTGCATACTTAATGATATTATGAACTTCTTTCCCATGTGGGACCGTAAAATCAGTGATGATATTATCTGGCCCAACTGGCGATTGAAATGTGAAAAGTATGCACCTTTTATACAATACGACAAAGTTAAATTCAAAAACATACTTAAAGAAGTGATAACAGAACATGCATAAATTTACCAAAATCTATCTTGATATGGATGGTGTGATTGCTGACTTCACCAAACGATACCGAGAATTGTATGATTGTAGTCCGTCACATGATGATGCACGTAAGCGTTTTGGTGCAAGATTCGGTGCATTCATTCAAAACAAGGAATTTCAAACCCTTGACCTGATGCCTGATGCAACAGAATTGTTGTCGTACCTCAAAACTTGTGGTGTGCCTGTAGAGATTCTTTCTTCTACTGCACGACCAGTGAGCAATGCTGAAATCTCCCGTCAAAAGGAAATCTGGCTTGGCAAACACAACATTAACTATCCTGCAAACTTTGTACCTGGCAAACAGTTCAAGTATAAATTTGCTGACGAAAATTCCATAATCATTGATGACACACCTTCTGTTATTGATGATTGGAATAAAGCAGGTGGTACTGGTATTCTTCACAAAGATGCCTTGACAACAATTAGTATCTTGGACGCATTGTTGCGTGGATAAATAGGTATATGAACGACCTAGATTTTTTCTTAGAGGACTTAAAAGAATTCTGTAAAACTTTCAAGTTTGAAGAAACAGAATTTATACAATCACCCATTGGTGAAAGTAATCCATTTTATGGTTGCAAACATGATGATGAAACTAAAAAACATTTATCTGAAATGCAATCCACAAAAGTAGGAAAACAAAACCAATTCTTTGGCAAAAAGCATAAGGCTGAAACCATAGAACAGAATAGAAAAAAGAATATTGAAATTTTAACCCAATTGCAGGGTAAAAAGGTCAAACAGTTTGATATGGACGGCAATCTCATTGCAATACATGATAGTGTCCGTTCTGCCGCAAGAAAAATCAATGCAAAAAATTATAACCAAATCTCCAAATGTTGCCAAGGTATTATTCGGTATTCATATGGTTATCTTTGGGAGTATGCTTGACAACTCTTGTATTTTATTATAAAATAAACTTTTGTTATGTTTAAGTGGATAATCCGTTAATATTTTTTACACACCGTTATATAAAGGAAATAATATGACATCATTTGCAAATCTTAAAAGAAACTCCGGCAACTTGGATAAATTGGCCAAAGCCGTTGAAGCACTAAACTCATCATCTTCTGGTGCTGACAATAAAGACAATTACTGGCGACCTGAGGTTGATAAAATTGGGAACGGATCGGCCGTTATTCGTTTTCTTCCTGCTCCTGCTGTAGATGGTGACGATGCGTTACCATGGGTTAAGGTGTTCTCACATGGATTCCAGGGAAGTGGCGGTTGGTTGATTGATAACTGCCTGACTACCAAGAATCAACAATGTCCTGTGTGTGAACACAATAACAAGTTGTGGAATTCTGGCATTGAAGCCAACAAAGAAATCGTTCGTAAGCAAAAACGTAAGTTGAATTACATTGCTAACGTGTATATCGTTTCTGATCCTAAGCATCCAGAAAATGAAGGACAAGTTAAGTTGTTCAAGTTCGGTGCAAAGATTTTTGAGAAGATTACAGGTGCAATGAATCCTGCTTTTGAAGATGAAACAGCAATCAATCCGTTTGACCTGTGGACTGGTGCTAACTTCAAGTTGCGTATCACTAAGGTTGCTGGCTATCAAAACTATGACAAGTCTGAATTCGCCGCTTCATCCGCTTTGTTGGATGATGACGATGAGTTGGAAAAGATTTGGAAGTCAGAACACTCTCTTGCAGAGTTGGTTGCAGACAAAGAATTCAAGTCTTATGATGACTTGAAGGCTCGCCTTGAAAAGGTTCTAGGTTTGAATGGTGATACACCAATGCCTAAGACCACAGTAGAGACATTGAAATCTGCACCTAAGAAACCAGTTCAGGAAGAACCTGAATTGGTTACCGATGATGATGACGATTTGGCCTACTTCAGCAAGTTGGCTGACGAGTAAGATGAAGACCCCGCCTAGTGCGGGGTTTTTTATACCTGCCTTGCAAGTTTCTTAAAGATGTTTTGTAAGGTTGGGTCATCCGTTCTGACGGTAACGGAACTATCCATAGACACAGCGGGAGCAGAAGAACCGCCACCTGCATTGATAGATTTTGAATTGTCTATCGTAACAACCTGTGGTGCGCTAGGTTCTAAATTCATATCATTGTTCTGACTGATAGCAGATTGCACTCTCGCACCAGTTCCGCTTGGTTCTGGTGGTGCGGAGGTTGCAGTTGAGGGTGCTCCAGGTGATGCCGATGCAGGTTTAGATTCTGCTGGTACTGCCGTTTGCTGTGCCGCTGGTGCAACAGGTGTAGCCGTTTTCTCCAATGATTTATCGGCAAAATCATTTGCCTCTTTTAGTAAAGATTCTGGTGCTTCTTTACCATTCTTATCTTCAAATGTTACACCACCAGTTTCAAAGCCCATAAAAGTTTTCTTGAACTTTTTATAGCCCTTCTTATTCATGTAAGCGGTAACAAGACCTTGCTTTTCTTTTACTGCGGCATCATATTCTTCTTTTGCTTTGGATTGTTCTTCCGATTCCATTCCAGATTCATTCAAAGCATCATTAGCGGCACGTTGTTTCTGTAATGCTGCAACTGCTTTCTTGCCACCTTGTTCTTGTGCTTTATCTTCTTGAGATTTTTCAAAGAATGAAGCCAAGGTTCTACCTGCAAAAATGGCAGCGGCAAGACCACCGGCAACCAATGCGGCAATCAATGCTTCAGGACCGGTTAATAGTGCAAACAACCATTTTGCACCAGAAGAAAGTAATCTAAAGACAGGACCTTTTAAGAAGTTGAATAGTGATTCAAAGATGCCACCAGAAAAGAAATCTTTAATTTTCTTTAACATTCCACCAAACATGTTTTCAACAAAGTCTTCAACCATTTTGATGATGCCATCAAGAAAACCACCACCATCTTTTTTCTGAACAGTTACAGTAGTTGTTTTACCACTAAAACCACACAATGCTTTAATCAATTCTTCATGCCACTTACTACGTTGTTTTTCTTTACCAAGGTTCTCAGCATGTTCAACTTCGTGTTGTGTTTTTTGGTCTTCAATGTTTGATTTAATAAGATTGTAAACTTTGGACATTACATCAGCAAGACCATCACCACGCTTCAGTTTTCTACGGTCACCTTCAGCAACTTTGGTCACCAATGGATTCATTTTTGCTTCAACAGGTTTTGCTTTGATTCTTGTGCCAGTAAAATAAGAAATGTCTTCATTGCTACGACCAGTCAATCTACCCAATGCATAAGCACCAAGGCGACCACCAACAGCTTTACCGATGTTTAATGGGTCAAACTTTTCTTTGATGCGTGTAAACTTAGCAACAGTTTTGTCTGAAATGGAAGATTTAATGGAACGACCAACTCCCTCACCTGATACAATTCTATCCACAATAAGTGAGCCAAGGCCTTTGTTTTTAAGGCCTCTTGCTCTTTGATAAGACATTTTATTACTTGCCATGTTATGTACCTAATATTGCTGGTTTTTCTGATGGTGTTGAGGTGCTAATTACTTGTTTTTGTGGTGTTGAACCTGTTACCACGTTAGTTTGTGTATTATTTACTACAACTGTTGTTTGTTTAGATGGTGTCTTCAAGTCTTTATTTTCAACAGAATCTGAATTCACTTTTGATCCAGGTATAGGTGGTGCAGTAACATCACTTGCGCTATCTTTTTTACCTTGTCTCAATAAAGCAACAACTTCAGGACCTCTAGACTTAACTTGCTTATACCAATCACTCCCCTCTAAGTTTCTAGCAGCACCTTCTATATCTCCTGCTTCTAGTTGTTTGACAAGCATAGGCCATTTTTTATACCAACTTGGACCCATGTTGAATGTCAAATCAATCAATGCAGTTTGACCTTTTTCATTCAGATTGTTATAGCCAGGAATTTTCTCGGCAGCCTTTTTATGTTCTTTGAAATCTTCTTCATACAATGCTTGAATTTCTTCTCTTGAGAATTCACGGTCAAACTCTTTAGGTAAACTCTTACCATCACCAATAAGGTGACCAACACCAACAGTCCATAAACCTTTGCTATCTTTATATGGTCTAGTCTTGAATCCCTCATGTTTCAAGATAGTATTTTTTGCTAACTCATAACCTGCAACACCAACGGCAACGGCAGCAGCGCCAGCTTTAACCGCAGTTGGTATCTTTGGTGCAGCCTCAACAACAGGTGCTTTTGTAACTGCTGGCGGTGCTGGAGCCGGTGCAGGTGCTTTTACCGCTGAAGGTGCAGGCGCTGGAGCCGGTGCTGGCTTTGCGGCAGGAGCCGGTGCGGGAGCAGGTGATGGTTTAGCCGCTGGTGCTGGAGCAGGAGCCGGTGCAGGTGCTTTCTCAGGTTCTTTCTTAATGAATCTACCTTTTTCATCACGTGCAGGTAATTCTTTTTTAGGTTTTGCCTTTGGAACTTTTGGTTGTTGTGCTTTCTTTATAGCGTCCATCAACTCTTTATGTTCACGCTGTTCTCTTTCCCATTTTTCTTCTTCAAAGTTTTTAGACAACTCTTTTCTAGTTCTTTGTTCTTCTATGTCTTGTTGTATAACAGCATAGATTTTTGCACCAATGTTGGCAGCACTATCACCACTACGTAGTTTAGGTTTACTTGCAGAAACGGCATCAGCATAGAAGCCGGTGTTTACATTACCGACTTTCTTTGCTGTGTTTGGTGTTGCTGCTGCTGGCTTTGCAGTAGACTTGCGCTTAGATAAACCTTTAGTAATGTCTTTGGTATCTGTAGTTGTCTTTTTAGACATTATCTCAGCTACTTTTTCTACATTAGGTTTCTTAGATTCAGCAGCCGGTTTTTGTTGTTCTTTGACCTTCTTTATTACGGGTGTTAATTGTGATTCCGCCCAACCCGGTAAAGTAGCAACTTCATATTGCCTTCTTTCCAGTTCTTCTTGACTGAGTTTTTTACTGAATTCTCTGATTTCTTTAAGTTGATTTTCCGAAAGTTGTCCACTATTTAAAAATTCATTGATTTTATTATCTTTGAACATTCTTTCGATTTCACCACTTCTCATTAACTCATCGAATATTGATTTTTTCATCTACGTTCCATGTTTCTTTGTTTTATCTTCTCATTTTCTTCTTCAATATACTGAGCAAGCATAGTAACGTAAACTTCACGCTCCCAAGGTATCATACCTTCAAGTTCCGACAAACTGTATTTGTGATGTTGCATCAATGCAAAGTTTGTCGTATAATAATTTCTTAATGTATCATGACGAAATGTTACCCGAAAAAATTTTCTAACCCTTCCACCTCAATCGTATGGTGAAAACCACACTTACCACAGTCCATTTCAAGGGTCTTATTCAATGTAGGTAGGTTGTCAAAGAATTCTTCAATCTTTCCAAATTGGTCAGTATTCAAAGATTCAATAAATTCAACAAATTCTTCTTTTGCAACTTCATTTGCATAGTAAAATTGCTCACCATCAAAAATGTGAACAATGCTGCTTATAATCATTTCAAATGCCATATCAGTTGCAGTTTCAATTTGTGCTGAAGCATTCAATACTGAAAACTTCGGATAACTTAGCTTAATGCTAATCTTATCGGTCAATTGAATTTCATCTTTAACATCACTTTGGTTAACTTTGATTTCCAACAAGTTGAATTTGTTTTCCATCAAATGACCACATGGAGCACCGTTAACAACGTTCTCACAACGATATTTGTTTTCAACAACTTCACCAACAGAACGGGCCCTCAGTTGAATGAAATAGTATTCAATATCAAGAATAGGTAAAGAATCAATGTCTACATTCTCTGTCAAGGTACAGTTATGTAAAACTTGTTTGATGTTCTTTTGAATAGTTTCTTTATCGTCTGATTCCATTGCCATCATAAGATTACGTTGTTCTTTGACCAAGAAAGGTCTAAAACGAATCAGTTTCTTAGATAGCGGTAAAGTCAAATCATAGATTGGTGTATCAATTTTTGGTAAAGCCATTATATCTCCTCAAATCATTAAAAATTATTTGTTATCGCATTAATTCCATTAGCTGTCAAACCTGTCAAACCACCTGTGTTGTTAAGAACACTAGAAATACCAGCCTGCAATAGGCTGGAACCAAGTGCTTGAATAGAATTGTTTTGCCAGTATCTGTAAGCAAAAACAACGGTCAATTTGTGGTGACCATCATTAGACCAGTCTAGGTCTAATTGATTTACAGAAACTGGAAATGCATCAATCAAGTTAACCGAGTATGTCAATTTGTTATCTACACTGTATTGGTTTACTTGTAGTGTAGATATGTAATCGTTTCTGTAATTGAAATCAAATGAGATGGTTGGGTTGATAAACTCCATCCATGCATCAAAGAAAATCTTTTCGGACATGTTATCTGAAACAATGAAAGTCATTTCAGACTCATTATAGTTTGACTGATATGCATGTTTTTCAATAGGGTTTGCACCAAACTTTTGGTCGGTAGTTGCAAAAGTTCTGCTTGGCAACTGTGCACTCTCACATCTAAAGGTCAAGTTACGACTGGTCGCAATGTATGGAAGTAAAGGAATGGGCGCATTAATGGTAACATCAAACCTATTTGGTCTTGCAATATCACCCTTAAATGAACTTAAAAACGATGAAATGTTTGAATTCATTTTTATTCTTCTTGGTTAAAATGTGCCATATGGTCTTTCCACTCTTGAACCGAGTCTCTCCAGACTTCTTGTGGTTTGGCACCTCTAAATTGTTGTATAGGTAGCAATGTTGCAACATCCCATTCATTAGGTTGAATCATCAACAATCTAGAACGAATGTGGCTATGCAAGTATCTTTTCAAACATGGTTTAAACTCAGCATACTTTTTGGTTGCATTCAGAATGTCATATGAGATTCTCATTCTTTGTATATCATCATTAGGTGTCAACTGTGCATATCTCATCAGCTTGTTCATAAAAGCAATACGCCATTTAACAGGAAGATAGTGTATATTCAGTCCCAAGAAACCATCATTGTATCTTTCTAGCACCAAAACCATTGGAAATCTATCCCAATATGGCAAATCTGCCTTTGTTTTAGGGTCGTAATAGAAACAATACATCATTCCCAGTCTAAACTGGTTCATCTGCCTAAACTTTTCACGGTTTATAGTAGATGGTATTTGAGAAATCTGGCCTTTTTTCAGTTCAGATATCTTTCCTTGCAACCATACGGTAGCATCTTTGGACATAGTTTTATGACCAAGAGCCGTCTTTTGTTCTGCAAGTGAGGTTAGTTTAGATGTTGCCATCTTCTATTTAGTTAGAGACCTAGATGGTCTTCAGTGAAGATTTTGAACTCCCAACCACGGTCAAGACAATATTCGTTTGCGGCTTTCCACTTTGCTTGATTCACACCGTAAGTTACCACTTCTTGGATGTATTGTTTGGTCACTCGTTTCTTTTTCTCTGGTTCCATGGTCTGTTTCTTGGGTTTGACCTCAATCATAAGTGTTTTTAACTTACCATCTTTGGTTCTAACCTTGACCAGGAAGTCAGGAAAGTATCGGTGGTACTTTCCATCCACAGGAGATACATAAGGTATGATGAGTTCTTCGGACGCCCAAGATATAATATCAGGGTTTTTGTCCAACCATGTCATGACTTTGCATTCCCACGATGAGCGGTAAATGATGTTTTTATAGTCACCCACATACTTTTGTGGATTCTTAGGTGTAAATCTTCCAGAATAAGCCATAAATAGTATATATTCCTCATTTTAAGACGAACATGGCAATAATTTCAATTCCAACAGCAGTAGGTGGTGTAGCACTACCTGGAGCACTAGGTCAGGTGGCAAGCGGACCTTTGGCTGCACTTTTTGGTGGTAAAAGTCTAACAACTCTGAATTATCCACAAGAACTTGCTACGGATGCGACAAAAACACACTATGTTCAATTCTCTATCAAAGAGGTTGTGCCTGCATCTTATGAGACAACACCAAGTCAACCTAATTTAAAACTAAATTCAACAACCGCTCTTGGTGGTTTGATTCAACAAGGTGCTGGAACACAAACAGGACAATCAGTTCTTGGTACAATTAATAATTTGGCATCAAAACTATCACCAGAATTAGCAAGCATTGGTACAAATTTGGTGAATGGTATTTCAACTACACTAAAAGAGGGCCTTTCAATCTCTCCACCAGTTAAAAAGTTAGATACAATCATCTCATTGTATATGCCAGACACATTAACTGCAACTTATAATGCAGAATATTCTGAGGTCAGTCTAAGAGATGCTTTAGGTGACACAATCAATAATTTAAGGTCATTAGACCAACTTGCAAAACCTTTTGGTGATGCTGCCGCTGGTGGTGGGTTTGATATAAAAACAGGTAAAAAAGTTTTTGGTGCAGTTTCTTCTGACCCAAATGCAATCGGATTAGCAGTGCAAGCAGGTTCCAATCTGGCAGGAAATATTGGTGCTGATAGTTCGGCACTAAATTCAATTTTATTGCAAGGTCAAGGTCTAGCAATTAATCCACAAGTTCAAATGGTATATAAAGGTCTTTCAATGAGAACCTTTCAACTATCATTTACATTCACACCAAAATCACAGCAAGAAGCAAAGGCTGTAGATAATATCATTTATAAATTCAAATATCATGCTGCACCAACACTAACAAGTGGCGCTGCGGTATCAAGTCAAAGCATGTATTTGGTTCCACCTTCTTTGTTTTCGGTTCAATTCAAAGTTAAAGGTGCAGAGAATCAATATCTTCCAAAATATGCTGACTGTGTATTGGAAAACATTGATGTTAACTATGCACCAAATGGTTTTGCCGCACACACTGATGGTGTTCCTGTTCAAACAACATTGACATTACAATTCAAAGAACTCGAAATTGTTGATAGAGGCCGTCTACAAAAGGGCTTTCAGAATATTAATGATCCTCAAGGACTGAGATAATGAAATATTTTCAAAGTTTTCCCATCATTGCTTCAACCGACTATAACGGCAATCAAGTTGCACTTACAAATTTGATGTTGAGGTCTGAAGTTGTTCCCACTTTGTTGAACAACCCTTTGTTATTCTATACATATGACATTCAAGATGGCGATACGCCAGAATCTATTGCTAACAAGTATTATGGTGATCCATATCGCTATTGGATTGTATTGTATTCAAATCAAATCATTGACCCCCAATGGCAATGGCCAATGGGACCAAACTTGTTCAACGATTACATCATTGACAAATACAGTGAAGTCACAGCAAACACATTAAACATTGCTGTTGCAGATGTAACATCAACACAAGTATTGTCTTATACACAAAGCACAATACAAGATTACCTATTGACATTGACAACATATGAGAGTGCTTCATCAAATACAACAATAACAAATTATACAATTGATGCGGCAGCATACGCAAATGTTAATGTTCTTATTAGTCAGAATCCTGGTACTCCTGTTTACTTCCCCAATGGAAACTTTGTAACCAAGACTTACTCAGCTTCAACACAATCAATCTATGATTATGAAATTCAACAGAATGAAGCAAATAGAACTATCAATTTGGTCAATTCAATTTATGTACCGCAATTTGAACAACAATTCAAATCATTGATGAGTAAATAATGGCAGATACACCAGGATTAAATAAGACAGGTATAGTTTACCCAAATGACTATACACTAATCAACTTGACATTGTTAACTTCTGTTAGCACATTCGATGTAAAGAATATTTTAGTTGAACTGTCTTATAATGAAGATATCTTTAATAACACAGCATCTGGTTATTTGATGTTGGTTGATGCAACAGGTTACATTGAAAAGTTGCACATGAATGGTAATGAATTCATTCGTATGACTTTTGGTAAAGCAGACGACACCACCAATATCGTTGACAAGATTTTCCGCGTGTTTAAGGTAGCAAAAAGAACACCTGAGAATGAGGGCAACACAGAAACATATTCTCTATACTTTTGTTCGGAAGAATTGTTGTTGTCGGAACAATACAAGGTCAGCAAGTCTTATAGAGGTAAAGATATTGCATCCAATGTTGTTGACATTCTAAAAACTTATCTACAAGTTCCAACCAATAAGATTGCAAGCATTGAACAGACTTATGGTGTTTACGACTTCTTAATTCCAAACATCAAACCATTTGACGCAATCAATTGGATGTCAACATATGCAAGACCTGCAAATAATCCAGGTGCTGATATGTTGTTGTATGAAGATAAGTTTGGTTACAACTATCGTTCACTACAATCATTGTTTAAGCAAGAAGTTTACAATGCTTACAGTTTCAATCCAAAAAACGTAAGTCAAAAGACACAAACAAATACACAACAAATTTACAATGTATTGACATATGAAATCATGGATTCATATGATTCACTCGGTGCAATCAATTCTGGTGTGTATGCAAACCAATTGCTTTCTATTGATCCGTTGTTGAGAAGATACAAGATAACTAACTTTGACTACGGTTCATATTCAAACAAAGCAAGTAAATTAAATACATTTCCAATCACCAATAATTTCACCAACCGAAAAGGTGATGGTTTGAATCAGACACCACAGGCGGTCTACAAGTTGGTATTCTCAAACTATAATCAAAACGATTCAAGTTACATCAAGAGCCATCCAGGTTCTGTAGCACACGACATTTTTGCCGAAACATATATTCCATACAGAACAGCACAGTTGCCTCTACTCAACTATACAAGAGTGAAAATATCAGTTCCAGGTGACCCTGGATTGACCGTGGGTCGTGTAATCAAATTCAACTTACTATCTAAAGACCCGAACAAAAAAGAACCAGATGATTTCTATTCTGGTAACTATTTGGTTACAGCAGTTAGACATATGCTGACTGTGCACCAATATAGAACTGTATTGGAATTAGCAAAAGAAAGTAATACAAACGAATATTCTGCGGTTAGCACAGGTTCTTCACTGTGGAACAATACCGTGAAAGGAATTACATAATGAAAATGGTAAACAATTTTGCGGGTCTTAATGGCTTCGTGTGGTGGGTAGGTGTTGTTGAGAACCGCATGGATCCATTAGAAGTAGGTCGTTGTCAAGTTAGAATCTTTGGTTGGCACACAGACAACAAACAACTGATACCAACATCCGATTTACCTTGGTGTATGCCCCTGTATCCTTTGAATCGCTCTAAAGACTTTTCAACACCAAGAGAAGGTGATTACATTGTTGGCTTCTTCTTTGATGGTGAATCGGGTCAGTTCCCCGTGATGATGGGTGTTTTACCAGGTATTCAAGGTGCGGTTGCATCTGGAGATTCTGGTTTCCAAGACCCAAGAACTGCGGCAGAAATTGCGGCAGCACCTCAAGTTCCTGCTGGTCAAACACAATACACACCAGGACAACCAACGATTGCACCATTGGCTAGAGGTGAAATTGCAAACTCAGCAATCTCAGCAACTAATTCTACAAGAAGTGCGGTGCAAGACATTACAACACCAATCAAAGCATCATTGGCTGCCGCAAAACTACAAGCAATGTATTTTGTGCAAGAGATTCGTTTGGCTAAAGATGCAATTATTGCAGCATTTAGTGCTCCAGGTACAGGTATTGGTAACTTAGCACAGACAGAACCTATACAAATTGCAAACAAACTTAAAGCATATGCACAAGAAGCAAAGGCTGCCACTGATGCAACCAAAGAGGTTCAAGCTGCCGTTGCTGAGGTAAATTCTTCAGTATCTTATATTGAGGGTCTACCCGCCGCTGCTGTGCAACAAATAAATAGTGAAGTAAATCTACCCGGACAAACTGGTGGTCTATACAACAGCATTCTTTCTTCTGCCAAATCAACAGTCAATCAACTAGAGAATTCCATTAAATTATGAGCAACAGCACACAACAATTACCACCGTTAGTAGCTTGGATTGAACCTAGGTCTGATTATCAAGCACAATACCCATACAATACATTGACACAGACAGAATCTGGTCACTTGTTTGAGATGGATGATACTCCTGGTGCTGAAAGAGTTCGCCTACAACATAGAACTGGTACTTTTACAGAGGTACAGTCTGATGGCACAGAGATTCATAAGGTTGTTGGTACAAATTATGAAATCATTGCACAAGATAACAATGTTCTAATCAAGGGCAAATGTAACATCACCGTTGTTGGTGATTCGGTATTGCATGTGCAAGGTGATGCAACCATGCAAGTTGATGGAAATGTATATGAAAGTGTAAATGGCAGTGTAAATCAACAGGTTGCAGGCGATTTGACCTCTACTATCACAGGAAATGCAATCATTTCATCAAAGAATCAAGTTCAAGTTCAAGCCGATGTGTTGGTCAATGGTGACTTGAATGTTACTGGTGACATTTCATCAAGCGGTAGCGTTACTGCGGTGACCAACGTAACTGCTGGTGTTCAAGTATATGCACCATTGGTTATGGATGGTCCAGGTCAAGTTACCGACAGTATTCTATATCTACGTGCACTATACAACACTCACACTCACCCATTTATTGCAAAGGCCGGTGCGGATGCACTTGTTACTTTGCCTACAACATCTCAAGATGTTCCATAAGCACGATAAATAGAACATGGCAACATTACCTAAGATTTACGCAGATTTGGATTTAACCTTCAACCGCACTCCAGGTACGGGAGATGTTGCTATGCGTTATAATGACCAAGCTGTTATCGCATCAGTCAGAAATTTATTGTTGACAAATTTTTATGAAAGACCTTTCCAGCCTGACTTAGGTTCAAACATAGATGCAATTCTATTTGAACCAGCGACAGAATTGACTGCAAACATGTTGGAAACTGAAATAAGAAATGTGATTGATAACTATGAACCTAGGGTGCAAATTGATAAATTGGTTGTGCAATTAAATCCAGACCAAGAAACATTTTCAGTCTTGTTGCAATTTTATGTTGGAAACAATACAGTACCTACAGCAGTTAACCTAATTCTTCAGAGGTCCAGATAATGGCATCTAATACAAATATTCAAGTTGCTAATTTAGACTTTAGTGACATCAAGAAAAACTTCACAAACTATTTGCAATCACAAGATACCTTTAAGGATTACAACTTTTCAGGTTCGGCATTGTCTACTCTATTGGATGTTCTTGCATACAACACACAATACAATGCATACTACTTGAACATGGTTGCAAACGAAATGTTCTTGGATTCTGCATTACAACGTTCTTCTGTTGTATCACATGCTAAACTAATGAACTATGTACCAAAATCTCCTGTTGGTGCTGTTGCTGAAATCAATCTAACATTCAATGGTGTGACCACAACAACATTCAGCATTCCAAAATACACCAACTTCATGTCAGAATCTGTTAATGGTGTTAACTTTAATTATGTCACCACAGATTATTCTACGGTTGGTGTTGTAAACAATACAGCAACATTTACTGGTGTCAATATAAAACAGGGAACATTAGCAAAATATACCTTTACAGTAGATTCCACATCAAACCCACAGTATATTTTTGAAATACCTGATGCAAATATTGATACAACGACACTAACCGTATCAGTTCAACAGTCATCTTCTAATAGTGCATATCAAGTTTTTTATCCAACAACAAACTATTTGGCTTTAACACCAACCGATCCAGTTTATTTCTTGCAGGAAGCAGTTGACGGCAACTATCAAATTTATTTTGGTGATGGTGTATTAGGCCAACAACTATCCGATGGTAACATTGTTGTAGTAACATATATTTCTACTGCCGGTTCTGCTGGTGGTCTTGCAAACAGTTTCGTACTGATGGATAACATTGGTAGTTACACTAGCGTAAGTGTTTCAACTACTGGTGGTAGTCCAGCAACACAAGGTACAGACAAAGAATCAATTCAGTCTATCAAGTTCCAAGCACCTAAAGCATTCTCCGCACAGGGCCGTGCTGTGAATAAGAACGACTACATCACAGCAATTCAACAAAACACACTTGGTATTCCATTTGATGCGGTATCTGTTTGGGGTGGTGAAGAAAATATTCCTCCAGTTTACGGTCAAGTGTTTGTTTCAATGAAACCGACAGGTGGCTATGACTTAACTGCAACACAAAAACAATTGATTAAAGAACAGGTCATCAAACCAATCAGCGTTTTGACTGTTCAACCTGTCATTGTTGATCCAGATTATACATACCTTCAAGTGTATGCAAATGTGGTATATCAACAATCACAAACAGCATTGACACCAACTGCAATGCAAACTGGTCTTCAAGGTGCAGTTTACAACTATGCTGCAAACAATCTGAATACATTTAATTCAACGTTCAATTCATACTTGATGTTGCAATACATTAATGATTTTGATCCTTCTGTGATTAGTTCTGACTTCTCTATTAATGTACAAAAGAAAATCTATCCAACACTAGGCACAACACAAACATATACACTAAACTATGGTGCACCATTGCAAAGAGGTGTTTATGGTAGTGGTATTTCAAGTTCACCACCAATTCAAGTTATCAATCCAGCAAATACACAGTTGACACTTGATGGTGTTTACATTGAAGAAGTTCCAACTTCAACAAGTTCCGTTCAATCCATTTCAATCGTCACAACTGGTTACAACTATCAACAAGCACCAACAATTCTAATACAAGGTGATGGTTATGGTGCAAATGCATTTGCAACCATCGTTAATGGTGCATTATCCAGTGTCGTTGTTGCAAATTCTGGTATTGGCTATACATCAGCAGTTGCAACCGTTGTTCCTGCAATAGGAGATACTTCTGGTCAAGGTGGTTCTCTTGTTGTTAACTTGTCTGGGCAATATGGCTCAGTTAGAACATATTACAATAGTAACACAGCAGGTAAGGTTGTTGTCAATCCAAATGCTGGAACTATTGATTATACAAATGGGATAATTACATTGACTGGATTAGATGTTGTTCAAGTTGATAATCCATTGGGTGAATTGACTGTCTCTGCGAAACCAGCAACAACATTGATATCTTCTTCATATAACAGAATTATTAGTATTGACCCATTTGATCCTACAGCCGTAAATATTACAGTAACAGCGAAAAGATAAGTAAATGATACAGAGTAATCAAAAGCAATCGTTACTGGTTCCTTACGAACTACCAAAGTTCATCAGTGAGGACCCAAATTATGCCAACTTTACGCTGTTTTTGAAGGCATACTATGAATGGATGGAACAACAAAACAATGTTCTAGACTATTCTAAAAGTCTTTTGCAAGATATGGATGTGGATACAACCACACAAGAATTCTTACAATACTTTATCAATGATTTTATGTCCTATTTCCCACAGGACATTCTATCAGACCCACGTAAAGTTTTAAAAATTGCAAAACAGTTGTATCAATCTAAAGGTACACCTGCTTCGTATCAATTCTTATTCCGTCTTCTATACAATACTGATGTTGATTTCTTTTATACCAAAGATGCTGTCTTTTCACCATCAAGCGGTAAGTGGTATGTTCCAAGAAGTCTAAAACTAGCAACAAGTGATCCAAACTTCTTGAACATTCAAAACTTGAGAATGTTTGGTAACTTCTCAAAGTCTATTGCTACCGTTGAAGCTGCAACATACGATGGAAAAAAGACTGAAGTTTTTATCTCAAATATTGAACGTCTATTCCAATCTGGTGAAACTGTAACTGTTGTTGACAACAGAAACCAACCAGTTTATTTCTTGGATGGACAAATTGTAAGTGCAAATACTGTTGGTGCTGAAACTCTAACAGCAACAATCGTTGGTCAGATTAGCCAAGTTCTAATCAATCCAAAAGCAAGAGGCTTGTATTACAACACCAATGACCCTGTTGTTTTTATTGGCGGTTTAAATCCAAACGTATTAACTCCGACTGGTGCAACTGCTGAAGTTGGTTCTGTAACCGTTGGTTCTATTCAATCCATTTCTGTTCAAAATGGTGGCTACGGATATTATTATTCAAGTCCAAATAATACTCCTGGTGCAGCAAACACAGAAGTTATATTCACAAACGTTGTTGGTACCAATCAACCCCAAGCACCTATTGCTGTGGTTGCTGGTGTTGATACAACCCAATTGGCTAATGCAACATTCATTCCAATTGATAGTTTGATATTAAAAGAAAACATCACACTTGGTAACACCAACTACCACTTTAATGCTGGTAACTACCTAACTGTACCACAACCAATTCAATTTGCAAACAATGAGTTTGTGTATCAAGGTACATCAAACGCAACCAGCACATTCAATGGTCAAGTAACCAACATGGATCCTGCCAATAACGTATTGTTGTTGGTGCAACACACAAGAGGAACAATTAATAACACCGCTCCATTGATTGGTGTTAATACTGGTGCAGTTCGTTACTTGCTGGCATATGAGGGTCAAGGTACAAACAATGTTCGTATTCAATATGCTAACGGTCAGTTCTACACTGGTGAAGGTGTTTATCAAGGAACAAGTCTAGCAAATAGCACATTCTCTGCTTCTATTTTAAGCATCAACACAAATGTTGGCGCAGGTAACAACATATTACAATTGAACAATGTTGTTGGAACAATTAATGTTGGTCAACAAATTCACGGTTATCTTTCTGGTGTTAATGCAAATACCTATTTGTTTACAACAGCAAATGCAAATACAAAAATGTCTGATGCATTTTCGTTTACATCATTCCCAACATATCCAATAACATCTATCATTGTTGAAAACCAAGGTGGTGGTTTGACACAAGCACCAACAGTTGGTGTTGAATCTCTTTACATTGAAGATGAATTCAGTCAATCAAATCTTGCAAATCTAGGTATTCTTGCACCAGTTCAAATTGTTAATGCTGGTACAGGTTATCAAGTCAATGACCAGATTCTATTCTTGGGTGGCACAGGTGTTGGTGCAAACGCTATCATCACAAGTTGTAACAATAGCACAGGTGCCATAACAGGCATTCAATATGTTCCTTATGTTATTGGAAACACAGCAAATCCATATCCTTTGGGTGGTATGGGCTACTTTAATGGTCTTCCTGATGTTGTTGTTAATAGATTGGCAACAGGTAATGTCAGAGTAAGTAATACAAGCACCGTGGTTGTTGGTAATGGTACAAACTTCTTGACACAAATGACTGTTGGTGCAACTCTTGCAACCAACACAAACATCGTTATTGGTACAGTGCAATCTATTGTGAATGCAAATACACTATTGCTAACATCAAATGCAACAACAAATAACGTTGCAACCAACTTCTATTTGGGTTCAGCAATTCTTTCAGCACCTGGTTATCTTGGCTCCGGTGCACAATTTACTTCTGTTGCGAACCGTATCGGTGAAATTACTAGCTTCAATATCATTGACAACGGTTCAGACTATGTTGGTGCACCACAAATTTCTTTGGCAGTCCAAGATTTGATTGTTGCAAACGTATCACAATTGAATTTGCCAGTTGCGGGTCAATTAATCTATCAAGGTGCAAACACCAACGTTGCAACATATGCAGCAACAGTAGATTCAATCTTTGTTGTGGAAAATGCTTATCCAACAAGCAACACAGTTTATCAGTTGAGAGTTTACAACTATGATGCAAAACCAAACTTCAACTTACCATTGAAGATTGATGCAATTGGTGCAAACTATAGATTAGTTCCAAACTTCACAAATATACACACAACATCATTTATCAATACGGGTGACGATTCACGCTTTGATTCTGCAAATGGTGTCATGACATATGGTGACGGACACGCAAAAGCGACTTCAACATTCTTGAATGGTCTTGTTATTGGTAACGGTGAATACCTTGACAATACTGGATGGCCAAGTGCTTTCAGTGTATTGCAAAGTACTAAGTATAACAACTTCACATACGAAATTACACTAGAAAAAGAAATTGCCAAGTATCGTGATGTATTGTTGAACTTGTTGCATCCATCTGGTATGCAGGCTATTGGTCGTTATGCAATGAAGTCCAATGCTTCATTTAACCTATCAACTATTGATGCGATACAGACTGGTGTGCCACTAGACCACTATGCAAATACTGGCACAATAGCAACAATCGTTGGTGGTACTGCTGCAAATCCAAGTAATAATATCATTGTGTTTGGTAATTTGTATGGTGCAAACTTGCATAACATATTCTTTGCAAATTCAACCACAATCAATTTTGAATATGGCAGCAATCCTGATGATTGCGTGGTGTCTTTGGTCACTGGTGTTGACGGAACAAGTATCACACTACAAGATAATGTGTGGACTTATTTTGCAAATGTTGCAACTTCTACTTGGTTGAACAGCAACAACTACACACTAAATATAACAAGCTTAACCGGTTCGTATGATATCGTAAATAATGGCTTCTATAGCAACACAGCATATCCTATGGAAGATGTGATTCGTGTTGGTGATTCAGTCTATGTAAATGGAGTTAGTGCAGTTGTTACTGTTGTTGATTATAATTACAGCTATGATAATAATGGAAACATAATCTCTTATGGTACTGTTGATTTGAATGGTCCTTTGACTGCTGGCGCAAATGGATTGGTTTCTATCAGTAGAACAATGGTTTCACTATATGAAGACATTCAAATATTTGGACCAAAAGGAGTTCAATATTTTGTTGAACTGACTGATGAACTAGGAAACGTATTGACAGACGAACAAGGAAATGCACTTCTAATAGGATAAAAAATGTCACAAATAAAGATTTCACAACTACCAGTATTCACTGTAATCAATGCCAATACGGCAAACACCTTGTTTGTGGGTGTTGATGTTCCTACAGATACCACTTTCCAAATGACTGCCAACACATTGGCTTTAGGTCTTTTCAGAAATAGTTACTTGAATGTTGGCAACAATAATCTTCAATTCACAAATACTATTGCACAATTTTCTGGTTCTGATCCATCTTTTATACAAGTTAATAATCAAAACTTCAACTCAATGGGTTCGGCAGATTATGTCTTGTCGGCCGACCAAGCAACACAAGCAAATTATAATTATTTTGCAGATTTTGGTATCAATAACTCACAAGTAACGGGAAATAATACAGGTTATACAGCATTCAATTCATATGATGCTTATTTGTATGTTCAAGGAGCAAATGCAACCACAGGTCTTGCGAGTTATCAAGGAAATTTATTGATTGGTACTGCAACAACTAATGCAAATTTGAAGTTTATGCTCGGCGGCACCAATTCAAACAATATTGTTGGCTGGATTTCTGCAAATGGATTGTCACTAAACACACAATCTTATATTGTTTATGGTGATGGCTCAAAACAAACATTTGCTTATACTGGACCATCAATAACAGCAAACCTAGCATATGCACAAGCCAATGCTGCATTCGGTGTAGCAAACACCGCAGTTCAAAACACCGCAAACATTATTTTGCCAGGTAATGTAACATTCAACGGCGCAAATACAAACTTTAACAGTAACATTGTTACATACGGCACAATGACAACCACAGGTAATGTGGTTACGACAGGCAACTTGACTGCCACAGGACCGGTAACATTCAATGGTAATTTTGTCAATAATGGACGAACCATCAATAACGGAAATACCATTAACAATGGCAACCTAACAACTACAGGCAACGTACTGAGTATAGGAACTTTGACATCCAATGGCACATCAACATTCAACGGTAACACAGTTTTCAATGGTTCTGTTGCAATAACAAGCAACCTAAATGCTAATACTGTATTTTCAATCAATGTCGCATCTCAAGTGATGACAATGAATGGTAGTATCAGTATGACTGGTTCCATCACAATGAACAATTCAACTTTCCCGGCCAATTCGGCTGGTGTGTTGATTGTTGGTTCAGCAAATGGCGCAGTTCAAGCACCACTTGCAGACGGAACAATGTTGCAAATTACAGGTAAAGATGGCATTAGTTCTAAAGTAACAAACGATTCTGCCGGTACTGGTGTATATTCTTTATATAATGGTCGTTCAATGAGAGGCACTGCCACAGCACCGTCAGCATTACAATCTGGTGATGTAATGGTTAGATATGGTGGTAATGGTTACGGAACAACAGGATTTGGTAGTGGTGTTGGTGTTGGTGGTGCATACATGCAGTATGTTGCCGCAGAAAACTTCTCCGATACAAACAAGGGCACAAACATTGTATTTGCTAGTACACCAATTGGTTCTAATGCACTCGTTACAGCATTAACAATTTCTGGAAATACAGTAACCTTTTCAAATAACGTTTTCGTTACCAACACCGAAACAGTAAACATAGTCATTGCAAATACATTTGTGTATGGTTCTGCTACTGCAAACTCTGGTGTAACACAATTAAGCAGCAAATCTACCGCAGTCACAGCAAATGGTATTTCTGGTCAAATTACAATGAATAATGCGACACTAAATTCTGGAACTGGTGTAACATTTACTGTCAATAACAGTTATGTACAACACGTATATGATATGGTTTTTGTTAGCTTTCAAAATGCAGGTAGTGGAAATTATCAAGTATGTGTTGCAAATACTAGAGTTGGTAGTTTTGACGTTAACGTATATAACGGCGCAACTGGTCCTTCAGGTAACAGAGGTGAAGCACTTGTATTGAATTGGTCTTTAATTAGAGTTGGCAATTAAGATATAAATAAATCATGGCAAATAATCTAAATCAAAATTTACTTACATATTATGCACCAGTATCTCAGGTAGAACTTGAGTATTACATTCCTGTTGCGGTGATTCCACAAGGACCACAACTATCTCAAGCAATTTCTGTTGGTTCCCTTTATGCATTTTTGGGTCAAGAAGATTCGTGGCCAGTTATAAATGGTATTGAAACTCCAAGCCCACCGCAGCAAACAACTTCTTATCTGAAAAAAGTATTCAAGAACATGTTTGCTATAAAAAATATCGGCTCAAACAACTTGAGTCCTGTTATCCAAAGAATCAACTGGACAGAAAACACAGTCTATACTGCATATTCCGACACATTGAATCTACAAGAAAAAGATGAAAATGGTTTGTTGATATATCAATATTATGTGAAGAACCGTTATGACCAAGTTTTCAAGTGCTTGTGGAATAACAATGGTGGTCCTTCCACATATGAACCATACTTTGAACCAGGTTCATATGGCACAAACAACATCTATCAAAATGAAGATTTGTATAAGTGGAAATACATGTATACAATTGACTCTGGTGCAAAAAGGTCATTCATGGAC